TCGATACATCGTTTGTTGTGGCTACCCTCACAGCAGCCATCCAAGAACAACAAGCCCTAATAGAATCTCTCACCAACAGAATAACGGCACTAGAAGGATAATTAAAATGGCTGCAACATGGTCAATAGTTCAACTCGATTACACTGTCTCTTTGGACAGCAAGACTAACGTCGTCACCAATATCCATTGGGACTGCAATGACGAAGATGCCGATGGTAATCATGGCCGCACGTATGGCTCTCAAGGTATCCCGACAGATGACCTCTCAAGCTTTATCGCCTACGACGATATCACTGAGGCAAACGCAATTGCATGGCTGAAGTCTGCTCTTGGAGACGATGGGGTTAGTGGTCAGGAAGATATCGTAGCTGCTCAGATTGCAGTTCTCCAGACACCGGTTAGCGGCTCTGGGTCTCCTTGGGCAGCTCAATTTAAAGGATAATTAAAATGGCTGAAGAAGAAAACAGCATTGTGACCATTAACGGCGAAGAATTCTCACGAGACACCATGGACGTTCAGCAGAACTACATCGTCGATCAATGCCGGGACTTACAGACTAAGCGACAACAGGCACAGTTCCAAGTTGACCAGTTAGCCGGTGCGCTAGACTTTTTCACCAAGGCTTTAATTGAGAGTGTGTCTGATGGTAGCAAAGAAGAAACAGATGCCGCTGTCGGCTAAAGATGTGTCCGCCCGGATAGACACTCACGAGGCGGTCTGTGCGGAGCGATGGAAGGAGACCATTGAGCGCATTAAGCGGCTAGAGATGATTCTTATTGGCTCGGCGGGTGCTGGGTTACTTCTGATGGCTGGGATGTTGTGGAAGCTTTAGATGCCTTTGACAAAAGTACAATTTAAGCCTGGGGTTAACAGGGAAAGTACGTCTTTTGCTGACGCCCAAGGTTGGTTTGACTCTAACCTAATCAGGTTCCGGAAAGGCCGCCCTGAAAAGATTGGCGGGTGGGAGAGGATCAGCGGAGCGTCTATTCTAGGCACCGTTAGGTCTCTTAAATGCTGGATCACCTTGAACGCCCTCAAGCTGATGGGGACCGGAACCACTTCCAAGTTCTACATTGAGAATGGCGATTCCTTTTATGATATTACGCCTATTCGTAGCACCGCTACGCTAGGTACAAACCCTTTCCTTACAGGAAGCGCCGGGTCAGGAATTATAACGGTAACTGCGGCGAGCCACGGTGCGGCGGTTGGTGATTTTGTAACCTTCAGCGGAGCTACCGCTATGGACGGTCTTACAACTGCCGACCTGGACAGAGAGCAAACCATTGCCTCTATACTTTCTGCCAATAGCTACACCGTTGACACGGGAGGCACGGCCTCTTCCGGGTCAACAGCGGGTGGGGGTAGCGCCGTAATAGCCAACTACCAGATTCATGTTGGGGCGGAGGCTGTGCTCTCACAAGCCGGATTTGGTGCGGGGTTTTTTGGTGGACAGACCCTAACCTATTCCCAGACGACCTTGGACGGTGGCATCAATGCAAGCGTCACATCCATAGACCTCACGTCTGCGGCTCTTTTTGAAACAGCATCAACCACGACTTCAGCCGCCGTTGCCGTTGTAGATCAGATTATACGTCTTTCAGACTCTTCCGGTTTCCCACCCAGGGGCACCATACTTATAGGCAGTGAGTATATCCGGTACGGCACGAATGCCGGAAACATTCTTGGCGAGGTTACAAGAGCCGATGACGGCACCACGGCGGCTATCCATGCCAGCGGTGCCACAGTAACCTTTGTGGGTCTTATCCTGATTAATGACGAGCTTATAAAATACACAGGTAAATCCAGCAATGACCTGGATGCTGGGATTGTTCGAGGTGTCCGAGGCACCACCGCAGCGGCACATGCCGATGATGATGTAGTCAAGGAAGCCAATGGATTCTACGGTTTTGGTATCGCGGTTGCCCCTTTTACCTCCGGCGAGACTCGACTCTGGTCTCAGGACAACTTCGGCGAAGATTTATTACTGAATGTTCGCGACGACAACATTTACTACTGGGATGCAACGCTAGGTTTAGCTAATAGGGCGACTGCCTTGAGTGCTCAGTCTGGAGCCTCTGATGCCCCGACCATTGCCCGTCAAGTTCTGGTGTCCGATACCGACAGGCATGTTATCTGCTTGGGTGCCAACACTTTAGGAACCACGGCCCAGGACCTTTTGCTGGTTCGCTGGTCTGACCAGGAGAACTCCGTCGATTGGACCCCCAGAGTAACCAACACGGCTGGCGACCAGAAGTTATCCTCCGGTTCCGAAATTATTACAGGTATTGAGACACGCCAGCAGATTTTGATATGGACGGACTCATCCTTGTACAGCATGAGGTTTGTTGGCCCTCCTTTTACGTTTTCTTTTAACCTTCTAGCAAATAACACGTCAGTTATCTCGCCCAATGCCGTAGCAGCCGTTGGAGATCGTGTCTTCTGGATGGACACGGAGAACTTCTTTATGTTCGCGGGCCAGATACAGACTATTCCTTGCACGGTCCTTAGATATGTCTTTGACGATATCAACCTCGACCAGTCGTTGAAGTTCTTTGCCGGTGCAAACCGTATGTTTGACGAGGTATTCTGGTTCTATTGCTCTGCCGACAGCGACGACATAGACAGTTATGCAAAGTATAACTACGCCGATAACACCTGGGACATTGGGTCCTTGGCGCGAACCGCGTGGGTTGATTTTGGCTTACACAGCAAGCCTCGTGCGGCGGGAGTTGCGGATAGTCTCAACTATATATATTCCCACGAAACGGGGACCACGGACGACGGGAGTGCCATGGAGCCCTTCATTGAATCCTCTGTGTTCTCTATTGGAGACGGCGAGCAGTTTTCGTTTATAAGCCGCCTTATTCCTGACATAGACATAACAAGTTCAGACGCCAACACTACTGTAAACTACGTGTTGAAGAGCCGGAACTTTCCGGGCGAGAGCCTTTCCACGAACTCCACGAGTGCTGTTACAAGCACCACGGATCAGGCTTTTGTACGGTCCCGGTCCCGTTCGTCGGTTCTCCGGGTTGAGAGTAGCGCGAGCGACATACAGTGGACCTTGGGCGATCTCCGGTTGGACATCCGCCCAGATGGCAGGCGCTAATGGCGCGGCTACTTGAAACGACACTTCCTCTGGTACAGCCGGAGTACGATTTTGAGACAATGATACGTCTGGTTAGCGACATAGAGAATGCCCTGACGAAGACAGACCTACCCGCTGTTATTAGCGGGGAAGATGACACCAACGGCTTGAACTGGTTTATGGACTGATGGCTTCTGCCTACAAAAACATAGTTACGACGGTTGGATCGACAGGCGATGTGACGGTTTACACCTGTCCGGCGGCCACGGTTGCTATGGTCAAGGACATTAACTTGTACAATAGCCATACCGGGTCCATAGTGGTACTGTGCAAGATAACCGATAGCTCTGCTTCGGCCACGGTAACGCTCCAGAAGGTGACACTGGCTACTTTAGCCTCCACCTCTGCGTCCGCAGATGCGTCCTTCTCAGGACCTTTCGTCCTTGAGACAGGTGACACGCTCATTTTTAACTGTGCTATAGCGGCGAAGATTATGGTCTTTGCGAATATCTTGGAGCTTTCGTAATGTTGAATACCCCTAAGTATTCCGGCGAACCTACACCGCAGGCTTTGGCCTCTGGTCTGGCGACATTGGGTCGCTATGGTGATGAGTTCATGGTTCACGCGGCTGAAGGTGAGACCGTAATACCACCGGAGATTTTTGAAGCTAATCCTCAACTGAAAGCAGACCTGTTTCGCCAGATGGCGATGATGGGGATCAAAGACCCCAACCGGTACGTTGTTGGAAACAGCCTTAACTCTATTAACCCCCTTACAGGGCAACCAGAGTTTTTCTTTAAGAAGATATTCAAATCCATAAAGAAGGTCTTCAAGAAGGCCCTACCAATTATCGCGCCTATTATTGGTAATATGATCGCGCCTGGTATTGGCGGTATTATTGCTTCTGGCTTGGTAACCAAGATGCAAGGTGGCTCTTGGGGTGATGTTCTAAAAGGCGCGGCCATTTCAGGTATTGGTTCGTTGGCCATGGGCGGCCTCAGTGGAGCCATGAGTGGTGGCGCAGGCGGAATCTCTTCGGGCATGACTGGAGCGTTTGCTAATCCGTTCTCCGCTGCGAGTTATGGAA